GTTTCATTCTTGCTGCTTCACCGAAACCAATTAATTGTTCTTGGTTTAGTCTATCTAATACATTTGTTGAGTGTTCAGTTAATGGGTTATTAGTTGTTGATGGAATTGTAATATCTTTACAATCACGTTGAAATGGTTTTAATATTGATACAGGGTCAATTTTAGTTCTAATATCATATTGATTTGGTCCAACTTTTTTTTTAAAAAATATATCTGTTGGTGTAATTGGTTTATTTAATGTTATAATTTCTTTGCTATTTCTTCCTACATTTTCAGCAATTGCTGCTCCTAATGAATGCCCTATTGTAGAAACATTATTAGACCCATATTTATTTTCTGCTATTTTTTGAATTTTACGTGCATCATTAAATCTATTATTATTTTTGAAACCAAATAATAATTGTGTATCAGTTATTATATCATTTCCGGATGCTGTCCCTCTATGAACAACAACAGCTTGATTTGTATTTTCATTATAATATACTTGTATAAATTGATTAGATAATGTTTTATCAATTTTAAAATCATCAATATCAGATAATATATTAGAATATGATGCATTTAATAAATTTTTTAATGCTTTTACTTTTAATTTTCCACCAATTAATTTAACCATTATTAAATATAATTATAAAATAAATAATTATATTTAATATATATATTTTTAATGAAATCGTGATGGTAAATTATTTAATAAATCATTAAATATATATTCATTTCTACCACCGCCCCGTGCTGCTTCTGGTTGAGTTCTAGAAGGATTATATACATTATATAAACTAATAATAGTTTGTTCAAGTATATCCATTTTATCAAAAATTGATTTAATATTTTCTAATATATCCTGAAATCTCATTTTTGTAGCAGTTTTTAAAGATGTTATTTTTGGTGTTCCATCTGTATTAAATAGAATAAAATATAATTTATCCATTTGAATTTTTAATGATTTTGAAGATGTAATTAATTTATCAAAAGTTGATTTATTTATTGTTGATATTAAAGGAGTTATATCTTGTAAATCTTTATTAATTTCATCAAAATTAAAAATAATTTTTTGAATTAATTTATCAAAATCTAATATTGATTCAGTATCTACTTTTGTTTGTTTAACAGTAAAAATAGATTTATCTACTAATATATCTTCTAATAATTTATTTTTCTTTTTAAAATAAATATCTGTTAATTTACCAATATCCCCCATATTTTTTAAAATAGCAAATTTTATTTGTTCTAATTCATCAATATTTGATGTTTTGAATATTTTATTTAAAGTTTCAGATGTTTTATCAATTTCTAATTTATCAATATTATCATTAATTTTAGTTATTTGTTCCATAGTATTTTTAATTAATTCTTCACTATCTAATATTTCAACATTTATTTTTTCTAATTTTTCTATTCTATCATTTAATAATTTGGTTATTCTTTCAATCTCAATAGGGTCTGCATCATCTGTTAATAAATCAATAAGTTTTTTTTCAAATGCGGCTGTTTCATTTTTTAAAACTTCAACACCTGTCATTGAACCTCTAAACACTGCTTTTATTTTATCATTATATTCTTTTTCAGCTTTTTCTAATTCTGCTTCTGAACCTGATATTTTTAATCTTTCAATTTCATCTTCCATATCTAAAAATGGTTGTAATTTTATTTTATTTAATTGAACTTTTTCCTTAGATTT